GGAAATAATAATCAAAGACAATGGAGACGCGTTCGGCGAATGGAATATGGATGCCCTCAGTTCATCCTGGGCTGATCTACCGCTTGCTGACTTAGGAGTTGATATTCCAAAGGATTGGCTTACCCCTATCCCGGACGAGAACAAGGCCATTGATGAGGCGGGCATGGCGGACACTAAAAACGAATGTCCGAAGTGTGGGTTCAAATGGTGAACCGCCGCCCCATTGACACCTCGGCCCACCGTTCCGACCGGGCGCGATACTTGAAGGCGCATCCCCTGTGCGAGCGGTGCCTTGCGAGAGGGGAGGGGCGACCCGCGTTCATCCTCCACCACCGGGACGGGAACCAGCTTAATCGGGCATGGGGGAACTTTGAGGCGCTTTGTAACGACTGCCACGAGATAGAGCATCGGCGCATGGCGGCGGGATGCGATACGGGAGGGAATCCGATTGATCCGAGGCATCATTGGAACAGGGGGCGGGAATGAAGGGACGAAAGCCGAAACCGGCGGGGATGAAACTCATTGAAGGCAATCCGGGGAAAAAGCGGATTCGGAAAGAACCCGAGCCCCCGGAGTCCGGCGTGCCTTCCCCGCCTCCCCAGCTCGACGCTTACGGGGTGGAGGAATGGCGCCGGGTCGCTGACGGCCTGCACGCGATGGGAGTCCTGACCGGGATAGACCAGCAGACGCTGGCGGCGTACTGCGGGGCCTATTCCCGGTGGCGGCACGCGGAAGAGGAGCTGAACAAGATTAAAGCAGAGAAAAGCGAATTGAACGCGATGATCCTGCAGACCGTTTCCGGGAACTATATCCAGCAGCCGCTGATAGGAATCGCCAACAAGGCGGCGCATGACATGATGCGGTACGCGGCGGAATTCGGGCTGACACCGTCGGCAAGGGCAAGGCTCGCAATCGAACCGTCGCATAAGGCCGATAAGTTCGATGGGCTGATAGGAGTGGTCAAGCATGGCTAACGATTTAGGGGGGGCGGCATGGCAGAGGTCTCGAATCGGGAAATCTTAAGGGCGATCATCCGGGGGCTGAAGTTCCTGGCCTCGTTGTTCGAGAAGATCCTGAAAGGGGAGCCGGTGTGAACGGCTAAAATAAAAACGGGAGGTGTCGAGATGACAACAGAAAATGTGGATTATTTGAATTACTTGGTGCGGACGTATGACGGGGTTACTAAGTTGATAACGCAGACGAAACAGAGGATCGCCACACTTCCGGGGCAAGTCGTAGACGATCCGGACAACGAGGACATCTTGAAGGGGGACCGGCATACGGAGGGGCTGGAGACCGTCAAGGGGCGGATTGCACGGGAGATCGAGAAGGAGCTTGTCGGCGGGTGGGACATCTGGCGGCTCTGGATGAAGATGGTTCCGGGGATCGGGCCGGCCATTGCCGGTGGCTTGGTGATGAAATACTATTTCAAGTTTGTTCCGGTGTGTCAGAAGTGCGGCGGCGATCTCGAAAAGAACGACGGCGGTATGAAGTGCCTCTCATGCGGGAAGGATGCGAAAAAAGACGGCGTTCTGCAATACCGGAAACAGCGGCGGGAGTTTGCCACGATCTCGAAGTGGTGGGCGTTCATGGGGCGGCATACGGTAGAGGGGGCCATGCCGAAGCGCAAGAAGGGGACGGTCGCCAACTGGAGCACGCCGGGGCGGACGCTCGGCTATCAGATCGGGGAACAGATCAACAGGCAGGGTCCAGAAAGTCCCTATAAGCGTTTCCTATTGGAGCGCAAGGCGAAGCATCAAAAGAACCATCCGGACTGGAGCAAGGGGCATGTTCACAACGCGGCGAAGAATGAGGCGATCAAGTTGTTCCTGTCTCATTTCTGGGTTGTGGCGCATGAGATTGAGGGATTGCCTGTAACCGAGCCATACGCGGGCGCGATCATGGGGCATACTCATATTGTTGAGCCGTTTTTCTGGGCAAAGGAGAAGGCGGCATAGCGAGGCAATTGTTGAAACCCAAGGGACCGATGCGAGCGACACTTCGTCTGAAACCCATGAAGTTAGTGCGAGCGACTGGACAAGGGGAACCCAAGGGCGACATGCGAGCGAGAATTTCACTGAAACCCATTCGGCTTGTGCGAGCGATTACTGCATTGAAACCCAGGCGGGTAGTGCGAGCGAAGATCAACTTGGAACCCACAGCAATCGTGCGAACTTTAACCAAAGGAGGAAATCTCAGATGAAGCAAGAAAACCCGTTTGACAAGAAAAGTATCACGGAATTGGAGGAGGCGGTAAGGGCGAACCTAAGCACGCAGAAAAACTCCATCATTGAGGCGACAAAGGTGCTCGTCTACCTTCGCACAACGAAACGCTACAAGGAGAACAAGCGTTACGCGAAGGAGCGGTTCGAGACGTATCTGGAGGACTTGTTCAGCGTGCGGATGGGAACTTTCCGGGATTGGATGCGAGCCTTGCCCTTCGAGACTGAGGCCCGGACGTTCGGCGTGGGACTGGTATCAAAGACGCTCCGGCAATGCGGCCCCATCGGAACGAAAAAGGCGTTCACGGAAGTTTCCCGGCTGGAAGAGATTCGGAAAGAGAAGATCATCCCGCGTGAGAAGATCGATCAGATCATCATCAAGAACCGCGATCCAAGGCGCATGGCCGCTTATGAAAAGAAGATTTCAACGGACTGGAAGGCCATGTATTACAAAGAGGCAACGGCGCATGACGCAACCAAGAAACTGCTTTCGGAGGCAAGAGCCCGGATCGCCGAACTTAACGGGCAGGTGGAAAAGCTGAAGCATACGGCTGAGGCGTTCGGCGAGGTGCGGAGCATCTTTGAGCGCAAGTATGAAAACGGGATACAGGCGACGGCGTAAGGATGGGGAGCGAGGGCGGTTTTGAAATCCAGAGCACCTATGCGAGCGATTCTTTAACTGAAAACCAGCGGGAAGATGCGAGCGATTCCGCGTTTGAAACCCAGCAAAGGCGTGCGAGCGAGAGCGAATATGAAACCCACACAAGTCTTGCGAGCGACCCCCCTTTTGAAACCCAAGGGGTAAATGCGAACGATGACGAACTTGAAACCCGGGCGCAGCGTGCGAGCGAAAGTAACCTTGAAGCCCAGTTACAGATTGCGAGCGATTCATTGCTTGAAACCCAGAGGAGCGATGCGCCTTAACTAACAACCACCGCCTCCCCTAACGGGAACGCGAACCACAGGAACGCGAAAGCCTCCCTGAGAAATCGGGGAGGTTTTTTTATGCGAAAACGGGTCTTGTTGGTGATCAGCAATGGCTGACACCATGCGCGTCAAAAAAATCATCCGGTTCATCGAAACGCTTACGGTGCCTTCCGGCAAGGGCGAGGGGAAGCCGTTCAAGCTCCGGCCCTTCCAACGGCGATTCATCCGGGACGTTTACGGGCCTATCAATCTTGACGGTACGCGGCGGGTAAGGCGCGCCATTCTTGCCATGGCACGGAAAAACGGGAAGTCCGCCTTGATTGCGGCACTTGCCCTTGTGCACCTTGTCGGCCCGGAGGCGGTGCGAAACGGGGAAATCTATTCTGCGGCGACGGAGCGGGAACAGGCGGCGTTGATTTTTAAATATGCCTCTCAGATGGTCCGGGCGGAACCGCAGCTCCAAGCGTTGATCAAGGTCGTTGATTCCACCTATCGGATGGTCTGCTACTCGAACGGCTCGTTTTACCGGGCAATCAGCGCGGAGGCTGGCTCGAAGTTCGGGCTTAACCCTACGGTGGTCATCTACGACGAGCTGGCTCAGGCGCGAAACCGTGACCTGTATGACGCGCTGGCCACATCCATGGCCGCACGGCAGGAGCCCTTGTTCGTCGTTATCAGCACGCAGAGCAACGACCCGCAGCACATCCTCTCCCAGCTCATCGATGACGGCCTGTCCGGGCATGATCCGGCGACGGTTTGCCACCTCTACGAGATTCCCGAGGGGGAGGATGTCTACGACGAACGGAACTGGAAGGCGGCGAACCCGGCCCTTGGGGATTTCCGGTCCCTCGAGGAGATGC